GATAAGTTCTCCAGTTGTCCCAGTTGCTGAAGTTCCAAAATATATTGATGATATCCCAGACCTGACTCCTGCAGATTTAAAAGACTTAAAAGTTTTCCCTATACATGCAGATCTGACTGATGGAGGAACTGTTTATACTGGGATTGATTCTTCCAAGTTGGATCAGGGGGTAGGGTTGTATGGAGGTAAGAAGTTCCCCAATTTAGAATCCTCAAGAGATGCAAATGTAGTCTGGGCAGTACAAGGTGGTCAAGGTAAAATACTTAGGAACCTGGATGAAGCAGATCATGCAGTAGTTGTTTCAATGGGGCATGAGGCTCATAGAGGTAACACAACATTTGCAGATTCAACATTAAATACAATGGATGCATATGTAAGGGATGGAAGAATTGGGAAACGTAATTTAAAAAGGTTAGATAAGTTAGTCAGGCAGACTACCCCAAAAATGAAAAATTCAGTCAAACAGGCACTTGAGAATTTCCCTGGATTTGGTGCTCCAGGATATCAGAAATATCTGGAAAATTTATCTTTTGATGCTAGAGCAAGAATTGTCCAGCAGTTAGCATCTTCTCAAGGTCAAATTTTGGGGGCACCTAATATCACTAAGATTTCAAGAAAATTGGAAGATCCTTCAACATATGGAACCAATCTTGGTGATGCCATGATCCTTATTAAGTTGGATAAGGGGCCAGACAATCTTGTTGAATTGGGAGTTCATCCTGGAACTACAAAACACCCATCATATAAATATGGAGTTAAAGGGGAGGTAGTTGGAAAGTTTCCTGCACCTACAAGTTATGAATCTGTATTTTCAGATTTTTCCAAATCAAAAAGAGAGGGAGGTGCAAAGATTCATAATATATTAAGGGCATCAGACTTAGGACCTCCTGTTGAAACTTTAACAAAAGAAAAGATAAAAAATATCCAATTCACTCCCCTTCAACACATTCAATCTCCAAAACAGGCCCAACTTGCTCTGGAAGCAGCAAAGGGGAACTGGAGAACAACATTGATGCCTGTAGGTAGAGGTGGTGCCTCTCCAACAGACTTTATAAATGCAATCAGGAATTCTGATGCATCTGCCACACTAACTGAGTATAACCTGAAGGAACTCCAGCAGGGTATAAAGAGTGGTAGTTTTAATGTTTTCCAATTAGGAGGAAAAGACACCCAAGTCTTTTTTGGGATTAAAAGAACAAACTATGCAGATGAGTATGGGTTTAATCACCCTGATCTTGGACCAAATGAAAAGGCAGTAGTAGGAGTTGTAAATAATGAACCTGGAGCAAAAGGTGTTGCAGCACCAGGAGTAATGGGTAAGGCAATTGAGGAGGGTGCAACAGCACTTGATGCATATGCAGTCCCAAGTCAAAAATATCCTAGAGGTTTTCTGCCAAAGGTGTATAATGATTATGGGTTTGTTGAACTTGGTAGGGTGCCTTTTGATGAAAAATATGTAAGGAGCCCTAAATTTGGTGGTTCAGAAACTAAATATCAGGACCTTCTGGAATACTGGAGATCAACCGGGTGGGATGAGTCTCTTGGTATGCCTGAACTGGTAATAATGAAATGGAAAGGTGACAATGCAATACGATCCAATGCAGTTAGACATATTAATGAAAATGGTAGCCTCAACCCTGGGGGACAGGTTGCCGGGCTTAGTGAAGCAGCAGAAAAATATTCTGGACAACCAACTGGATCTGTTAATGCAGGACCACCAGGGACAGGCTCAATCAATAACCCCGGAAGAACTGGAGGGGGCATACGAGATAGCAATGCTACATATTCCGGTGACCGATTCAGAAATGTCCTCTCAGAACTCCACACTTTAAACCCCAGTCAACTCCAAAACCTGGGGTTAACTCCTCAATCTCTATTGTATTAATTATGGATGAGATAGACCAGGAGTTAAAAGACTCCCAAAGGGCAAAAGAACTGATAAATGACCCGGTCCTCACTAAGGCATTTGAGGAACTGGAAAAACTTTATTTAGACACCTGGAAATCTTCAGACTTGAAAGATTCTGAAGGTAGAGAAGTGCTATGGCAACTTGTCTGGGCAACAGCACAGGTTAGGGCACATTTAGGTGTTATAATGGAAAGAGGTGAGCTACATAAAGCTCAACTTAATAAACTGATCAAAAAACGATCTTAACAATTTAAACAGGAGCAACCAATGGCAAGCGGACTCCAGCAAGCAGAACAGGCATTTCAGTCAATGTTGACCGGGGAACCCGACAATCAACAGGAAGTAAGTGCAGAAACAGAGGCAGAAGTAGAAGCAGAAACTGAAGAGGTTGAAGCTGAAGCAGATGCTGAAATTACTACTGAAGAAGATGAACAGATTGAAGAACAGGAGGAACCTGAAGAAGAATACCATGCGGTTAAACTGGATGGTCAGGATTATGAGGTCACCCTCCCTGAACTGAAAGATGGTTATCTAAGGCAGAGTGATTATACTAAAAAAACACAGGCATTAGCGGAATCACGCAAGCAACTTGAGGTAGCCCAGGAGGCAGCCAAGCAGGAGCAGTTAAGGTATCAGCAGAACCTGGACCGATTAGTTTCAGAACAGGAACTCCAGCAGCCAAAAGAACCTGACTGGGACCAGTTATATGAAGCAGATCCTCTGGAATGGATGAAGCAAAAAGAAGATGCAAGATCCAGGAAGGAAAAACAAGCTGAATTGAGAATGGAGCATGAGAGAATGCAACAACAGCAGGCTCAAGAGCAACAGGCTCAGATGCAACAGTATTTGTCTCAGCAACACCAGACTCTGATTGAAACCATTCCTGAATGGAAAGATCCTGAGGTGATGAAACAGGAAAAGTCCCAAATCAGGCAGTATGCTTTAAAAGAATTAGGCTACTCCCAGGAAGAGCTGGCAAACATTTATGACCATAGAGCAGTTTTAGCCCTGAGGTCAGGAATGAAAGCAGCAGGACTTTCAGGTAAGGGGAAAGTTAGACTCAAACCTGCAAAAGAGGCAATCCGGCCTGCAACTCCCGGTTCAGCAGGGAACCAGCCCAGAAAGCATACTACTGTTACTAAGGCCAAAATGAAACTTGCAAAATCCGGCAAAATGTCTGATGCAACTGAAGTTTTTAAACAGATGTTGTAAACCCGATTAACATTAACTGAAATGAAAGGAAATTTATGGCTCTCGTAACCAACGCTTTCACAACTCATAGCGATGGTGCAAAAGGTATTAGAGAAGATCTTTCGGATGTGATCTGAATATTTGGATCGTAACCGGGTGAATTGCTGGAACATCTTACCAGGTAATGCTGGAGACAATCAGCAGCCAAGACTGTGAAGTGCAAAAGTAGCAGTAAGGTTCAACGACTAGAGGGTGAGTAGCACAAACGATAACCCCTCCAAGAGCTCCCGGCACCATGATGGTGATGATATAGTCTGAGCTCATAAGAAATTATGAGAAATGGTAATTAAAAAAGCCATGATAACAAAACTGATAATATATCCCCGGAAGAAACACCTTTTGTCTCTATGGCAGGTAAGAGGAGTGTAAGCAATGTTCTTTTTGAACATCAAACAGAAAGTTTGCCTGCTGTGGCTACTACCGCACGTCTGGAAGGTGATACTATTGCAGCACAAGCAGCAAATAATACTGTCCGCAACTCCAATCAATGTCAGATTCTGTACAGGAGTGCAGCAGTAACTGGTACTCAGGCTGCAATTGACAGAGCAGGCGTTCCAGATGCTCTTGGACACCAAATGGCAATAATGAGTCGTGCATTAAAGCGTGACGTAGAAAAGCTCATGCTTGGCAACTCAGTAGTAAATACAGGTGCTGATGGAACTGCAAGAACATCTGCAGGTATCCTGGCAAAACTTGCTACTAACATCTCCAAAGGTGGTGGTTCTGGTGCCAATCCAACAGCAGCCCAGGCTGCAGTAGGTTCAACTGCCAGAACAGATGGAACTGCAAGAGCATTCACAGAAACGCTTTTAAAAGCAGTTTTAAAACTCTGCTACGATAATTCTGGAGACCAGCCAACTCAGATCATTATGAGTTCGGCAAACAAGCAATTGGCTTCAGCATTTTCAGGTAGAGCATCTGCAACCCAGGTTGTGGCATTACCTTCCAAAGCTGATGAAGTACAGGCAAATGTGTCTGTCTACATTGGCGACTTTGGAACGTATGCGGTACAAGCTGATCGTTTCATAAGAGGCGAAAAAGATGTATTGGTTCTCAATCCAGAATACGCCAAAGTAGCACAACTCCGGGCATTCGAGACCCAGGAAATTGGGCGAACAGGTGATGCGATTGGAAAATACATTGTCTGGGAAGGTGGACTCCAAATCGACAATGAGCTCGCACATGGGCTTGTAGCTGATTGTGGTGGTTGATCTTAGTTAACCCTTAAACTGACCCCTCTCTTAACCGGGAGGGGTTTTTCACAAACTTTGGAGAGAAAATATGGATTGCTATGCCCAAGATGACTACAGATATGGGGAAGGTGAATGGAGTTCAAACTGCTGTTCATACAGAGGATGGAGATGGAACCTTCCATATTACCCAGACCCAGAATATTAAGCCTACCTTAGATTACACAAAGTACCTCAGAGAGCAACCTGTTGACAGGAAGAATGAAGTCAGGCATGCTGCAGAAATCCCCCCAGTTATAGCAGCCCAACTTATTAGAGATGGGATCTTGCATGATAAAAAAAGATTATTAAAGTGGCTTGACAGGCCAGAGAATAAAGTATTTAAAACCTGGGAAGGACATTTGAGTTAGATGGCAATATCTACAAAAGCAGAACTGCATACTGCAGTAGCAAACTGGTTAAACAGATCTGATTTAACTTCCAGGATACCTGAATTTATAACTCTTGCAGAAGAGTCACTAAACAGGAAACTTAGAACCAGGGATATGTTGAGCAGATCAACAACTTCAACTAATGCCCAGTATGTGGCTCTCCCAAGTGATTTCCTGGAAATGTTGAATGTTGAACTTACATCAACTGACCCTCCCAGGAGATTGCTTTATGCAACATCAGACAGGTCAGATGACTACCGGGAACAGAAAAGCAATAAGGCAGGAATCCCGGTTCATTACACAATTGAAGGTTCTGCTATCCAGTTAAATCCTACACCTGATGCAAGTTACACGATTCAAATGTCGTATTACCAGAAAATACCTGCACTATCTGCTGTTGCAGATTCTGGTGATAATTGGTTGTTAGTTTCTAATTCCTCAATTTATCTTTATGCAACTTTAGTTCAAGCCAGTTCATATTTAATGGACCCCCAGGCAGGATCAATGTGGGATGGGTTACTGGCAAGGGCAGTTGGAGAACTGGAATCATCAGATGATAAATCACGATTTGCAGGAGGTACACTTACTATGAGACCTAAATATATATACACATGAATGAAACATGGACTGATGAAGTTATCGGAAGGAACTTATATGGAGCAGGACTTTTTGGTACTGGGTATTATGGATCAACCGACTGGGATGGTATTGCTTCAACAACAACAACCTGGAATGCACAAACATTAACTTCTGCAAGTTGGAGTGAACAAACTGTTACATCAGCTACATGGGCAGCACAAGCACCGACTTCAGTAACCTGGACAAAACAATAATATGGCAAATACATTTACAACAAATTACTCCTTAGTTAAAAGTGAAATTGGAGGAGATAATCAAAACTGGGGTACAAATATCCATAACACGATAACGGCAGTTGACTCACAGTTAGTTAATAAATTGGATACTGAAATTGCAAAAGTTCAAACATCAACAGTTATTTCATTTACTGCATCCGGGAGGATTATTACTGCTGCTTCAGGGAATCTTTTTGAAGATTTTAAATCAGGAGACAAAATTAAAATTTCTGGTGCATCAAGTGGAGGTAATAATGGGACCCATGTTATTGCTTCCAAAACTAACCAGAATACAATTGTTATAACTGCTGCTTCAACTCTTGCTGATGAGTCTGCAGGACAAACAATTTCCTATAACCTGGTATTTGAACCTGCCACCATAGATGCAGGGGTAACAACAGTTGACTCCCTAACAGTTGAAGGCAATACAACTCTTGGTGATGCAAATACAGATACAGTCACATTTACAGGTAAGGTTGCAACAGATATTTTACCCTCTGCAGATGGCTCATATGATCTTGGAGGAACAGGAGCAGAATGGCAGGATCTGCACATAGATGGAACAGCAAATATTGATGCACTTGTTGCAGATGGAACATATGCACTTTCAGGTTCAGGCACCATTGCAGGATGTTCTTCACTTACATTAACAGGAACTACGATTAGCATGTCTGGTTATACAATTGGATCAAATGCAGAAGGTGTAAGAACTGTTGGAACTAGTGCCCCATCAAGTAGTGATGGTGCTAATGGGGATATACATTATGAGTATTAATTGTGAGTTATGCTTTAAGATTTAAAAAAGATGGAACTTGGACTCCAGTAAAAAAACCCTGGATTAAGCATGAAGATGCTTGGAGGGATGTTCACCATGTATGGATCAAACATGGGGGGACATGGAGAAAGATTCATAGAACTGCAATTTCTGAATATAGTGTTGTAAATTCTACAACTATTTATGCAACTACATCTGATCAATCTGGTACATATACAGTTCCTGCTGGTGTGAGATATTTAAGGATTCATTCAAAAGCACAAGGTGGAGGTGGTGGAGCCGGAGCAGGTACAGGAGGAGCAGGTATTTGGTCAGGACATTATGGATGTTCTGGTGGATCAACAAATGTAGGAGGAGGTTTCCATAATCATGTTGCAGGAGGAGGTCAGGGAGGATATGGGGGTATGATAGATGTGAAAATTGAAGTTGCACCAGGAGATACTTTTTCATGGGAAATTCTCAAGGTACAGACTTCTTCAGTTTCATCTTCAAGATTAGAGCTTCCAGCTAATACTGCAGGAGGTTCAATAGTTGGTGCAGGTGCATCTGCAACAGGAGCAACAGGAGTAAATGGTGGAGGTAAAGTTACATTTAGTGGAGTAACAACTCCGGGGGAGTATGAACATGGATCGGGAGCAACAGGTTCTGCAATAGCATATCCAGGGTTAGGTGGTACTGGAGGTAAAGTACAGGTCTCCTCTAATTGTACTTCAGGAAGTGGGTCAGGAGAACCCTGGGGGTATGAAGTTACAGAAACAAATGGAACAATTGGGAATAATGGAAGTGCTGATGTGGGAGGACAATGGATTGTAATTAGCAATAGTTCTGGAACTGGCTTTGCAGGCAGATTAGGTGCCCCAGATGTTTATCCTGAGTCAAATGGGTCACCTCCAGAGTATACTGCAAATGATGGAAGTACTTCTCCATTTTTATTAATTCAAGAATATAGTTAAATGGCAAATCCAACAACTAATCTTAATATTACATTACCTGTTCCTGGTGCAGAGTCCAGTAGAGGTGAATGGGGTGGTACAATTAATGATGCAGTTCAATCACTTGATACTGCAATAGCAGAAAGAGGTGTCCCTTCAGGTGGAACAGATGACCAGATATTAACTAAAAATGGAACAACAGATTATGCAACTGAATGGGCCACCAGGTTATCATCAGTTGGGATAACTGGAACAGATGGGATTGAGGTTGATTCAGGTTCTCCAGTAACAACATCAGGGAGTATAACCCTGGGAATTAATAAATCAACTCTGCTTACTTTCCTTAATGTAGAGGATGGTGCAGCAGGAAATATGACAGGGGCAGAAATCAAATCTGCATATGAAGGTGAGTCAGATACTAATGCCTTTACAGATGCAGATCATACTAAGTTAGATGGTATAGAAACTTCTGCAACTGCAGACCAAACAGGGGCCGAAATTAAAAGTGCATATGAGGGAGAATCAGACACCAATGCCCTGACTGATGCACTACTAACTAAATTAAATGGAATTGAGGCAAGTACATCTCTTGCATTAACCCTGGCAGCTTCAGGAGTATCTGCTGGTTCATATGGGTCATCATCTGCAATCCCAGTTATTACTTTTGATGCAAAAGGTAGAGCAACATCTGCCTCAACAGCATCATTTACATCTGCAAGTATGGATGATGTAACAGCTTTAGCTTTAGCTCTAGGATAAAATGGCAAATACTTTCAGAATGACAAATGAAGCAAATGTTACTTCCTCACTTGAAGCAATATATACAGTTCCAAGTTCAACCACAACTATTGTTCTTGGGATTATGATGAGTAACACATCTTCAGGGACAATAAAAGGGTCAGTACAATTAGTTTCAACATCTGCTGTAGGATCAGGAGTATCAAATTCTGGAGCATCAAATGCAAATGAATCAACTTATTTAATTAAAGATGCACCAATTAATAATTCATCCTCCCTGGAAATAATGGCAGGTAATAAAATAGTAATGCAAACTGGTGATATTTTAAAAGCCCAGGCAGATACAACAGGAATGGATATAATAATTAGTTATATGGAGATGACTTAAATGCCATACTTAGGAAAACAATCAGAACAGGTTGGAGTTTCAATTCAGAAATATGAGTTCCTCCAGGCAACAGACACCAGTTCTGGAACAACATCATTTTCTGTCCCCTCTGACTCTGGAGATCATGTAAATGTATGGTTAAATGGAGTCCTCCTGGTAGAGGGTGGATCTGATGATTATTCAAAATCAAATACTGCTATAACTTTTAATAGTGCTCCTGCAGATGGAGACATTATTAGGATTGATGTGGTGGAAAGTTTTGCCTTACCTGATGCACTTAAAAGTTCGGGTGATACCATGACTGGAGCATTGAAACTCAATGGTGGTATCAAGCAACAAACCTCTGCAGATTTATCAGGCACATATGCAGATCACCAAGTTATGTTATCTGATTCTTATTCAGTAACTGGTAATGTTACTATTTCAGATAACCTTGTTCTTGCAAAATTAAGTGACGATTCAAATGCTGTTACCCTGACTAACGATACTTCAACCAGAACAGTTACCGGAGAAGGCTCATTAGAAATGGGAACTTTGATCCAAACACCGAATGCCAGTTTAACTGGAATGACTGGAGAAATTGGGAGTACTGTTGATTTAAGTTCTGCAACCTTTCCTAAAGGATCATGTATTCAAGTTGTTCAAGATACTACAATAACAGAAGTAAGTACAACAGATAGTAGTAATTTTGTTACAACAGGTTTAAGTGTTTCAATAACTCCTAAACAAGCTAATTCAAATTTCAGAATTGATTTTAATATTGCTAGTTATGTTGGTAGTGGTGGAAGAAGTTTCTACAATATTCATTCCTCCAAAAAAAGTGGTAACGGATTGTTAGTCGGATCATCACATGGTACTGGTACAGCAGGAGATGGGCAACAACAAGCAACAATACATTGGTTGGATGATCCAACTTATTCTTTAGGAGAAATTATTACTTACACATTATATGTAAAAGCATTTAATAGTGTAAATGTTCAATTATTAAATTCTACTAATGAAACTGGAGTAGGATTAGTAACAGAAATAGCAGGATAAAATATGCCAGACCTAATTATAAAACCCACAGCAACAAGCGGAAATAAGTTGATCCTGAAGGATCAGGCAGGAGGAGCAGTCCTCACAACGGCAGACTCTGGTGTTGCTATTGCTAATGCAACTTTGACTGCACCAACGATTGCTAACATGGCAAATTGTACTTTCCCTGCTGGTCATATGGAATATATTACTTCAGTTACAGGAGATGGGTCAGCCGTTAATATTGATTTTCCTTATGATGGGGGACATTTTTCTGGTAGTTACAGTTATTTTAAAATAATTGGTACTGGTATTCGTGCTACCTCAAACGATACCCATTTATATGTTCGTCTTGGGGATTCTACTGGAATCCAGACTTCAAGTAATTACACAAGAGCTGGTTATTTGACTACCCATGATAGTGGGAGTGTGGGGAACGGAGCTGGAACTGCTGGGGGAGAGATATTTTTTTTCAATGGAGCATCTAGTGATGTAGATAAAACAGTTTCTCTTGAAATAGATATATATAATGCTCAGTCTACTTCTGAATGTAAAGTTTTATATTTAAAAGCAGGAGGAGGAAGGCAAAATAATGCAAATAGTTTGCATGGAGGTTCTATTTGGGCATATTGGAATAATTCCTCAACAGCATTAACTGGTTTGAGAGTTTTTGGTAATCAAGGGAATCTACATGGAACACTTAAACTTTATGGAATAATATAATGGCTGAAAAAATGTATACAAATACTCCAACTGGCAGGGTTGAACTTACAGAAGAAGAATCTAGTGAATTTATCAAATGGAGAGAAGAAGAAAATAAAAGATTAGCTGATACTAAATGGATTAGAGACAGACAAGCAGAATACCCAAGTATCCCCGATCAACTAGATGAGATTTACCATAATGGCATCAATGCTTGGAAAGCCATTATCAAACAAACTAAGGATAAATACCCGAAAGGATAAGATATGGCAGATTTTGACATTAAACCAGCAAGTGGAACTGGGAACTCTCTCAGGCTTAAAAATGAGGCTGGGAATATAGTTCTAAGTACCAATAATGGAACAGGTGCTTCTAGTTGGGGTGCTGTTGCTCCAGCAGGAACAATTATACAAACAAAAACATATAATCACACACCTTCGACTACCGATATTACTACCAATAGTACAACTTGGG